ACAAATAGGCTTTTCGTTATGTGTAACCATCAATCCTCCTACTCCATCATTCGGTAAAAAATCTTTAGGCGGCGGTTGCCAATCCCAATCTTTCCACCATCCTACCAATACATCATCATAGTCAGAAGGACTTAATTCAATTATATTAAAATCCATTCTATGCAAAGATACTAATTTTTACGGATAGCTTTTCATTACATCGCTCTCTACTGCAAATAATTCAGTAGCTTGTGTGTTAAAGTTAGTAATAGTAAATAAACAATAATGTCCAAGTAAACCATGAGATTCTGCCTCAGAACTTTTTATGAATAAAATGTACGGGTCATTCAAAGGAAACGTTACGGTGTTAGCAGAAGTTGTGCTGACTATGATTTCATTTATTCCGTTTCTTAAATCTACGTTAATTTGAGTAACAACACCTCCATAAGATATAGTGGTATATTGAGGTAATGAATGATAAACATAATCACCCACACTTAAAAAGTTACCAATAGATACAAGAGGGTTGGTGGAAAAACTAAGCGTCGCTGTCCCTGCATTTAGCGCAACGTTTGTGGTCTTACCTATACCGTTTGCTGACCTCATAGCGTATTGACCTTCAAGAGCTGGCACTTCTCCTCTTTGTCTTAAGTATGCAAACCACGCACCTTCTTTCTTTTCAAACCATCCATCTTCCATAAAACCATTTATTTGTATATCAGTTTCTAAATATGCTTCCCAAGCATCATTAGATTCTAAGTTTAAAGTTTTAAATATTTTATTTTCCAGCGGGTTTTGGTTGAACACGCTTGTTACTTGAGAATGATATTGCTCACCGTAGTAATTATTTCTAAGCTCGTTAACGTTGTGTTGATATAAATTTCCTCCACTAAAAGAATAAAAAAAGTTATTCATTCCTATCATGTACTCTGGTATGTAAGAATAAAATGAAGGCCACCCTTTTGAGTTTTGGCTATAGCTAACTGTCCATTCTGTATCAACAGGGGAGGGAATAGGAGGCACAACGCTTGGAGGCGTAGGTGTTGGCGGAGTAGACGAGGCACACTCTGTGGAAAATCTTAAATTGTTTTCACCTAAAAAGTATTGTCCATTAGTAGATTCAGGATATAACGTTTGATAGCTTATAGTGCCAAAGTCTTCATTAACATTTAGAGTTATTGTTCCAGAATAAAAATCATAAGTGTTACCATCTAATGCGGTTACATTTGCTCTTTCTAGCTTTGAACCGGTGTAAGTAATCTGGTTTTCTTTTCCATTATTTAAAAACGCAATTGGCCACTCAGCTGGTACGTTGTTTATAACATATACCCCTGTGTTTACATTGTATATTCCCCATGTACCATTTATAACATAATATGAAACTGTGGTATCTGGAAATGGAAATATATCAGGCCATTCTATTGTACTACTAAAAACTGTTAAGTTGTTTGTAAAGCTTAAACAAAACTCTGGCGTTCCAGGAGTTATTGGTGGAGCTGGAGTTGGGGAAGGGACGGGTGTTGGATTTAAAGCCGCATCACACGCCGCACAATCAGTATAAGTTGGTATGCTTGCAACATCTAAAAACGATACATTAGTTGTGCTTACACCATTACTCCAACAAATAGATTGATAAGCTAGTGTGTTTGGCCATGCAGTAAATCCAGCAGGTGCTCTAAATATTTGTTTTTGACTTGCATTTGTACAATTTTCATATTCATAATATACATACCCTGCTAAAGGTGTAGGGTCTGCATTACCACAGTTAGTTGCACATGTTTTATCTTTATCAAACCACTCACCACCTAATGAATTAGGTAAAATTTGAGCAGTCTCATCCAAGCAATAGGTAGCAAAAGTGTTAGCGGGTACATCTATTTGAATTTCTGTGCCATCACAACACGTAACAAACCATGAACATATAGCTGTATCACTTCCTACTGAATCTATAGGACAGGAAAAACGTATTGACTTACAAGCCATAAAGAATTTATTTGTTTACAAATTTACGAATTTATAAATTAAAGTTTACAAACCTCCCCCCCAATTCCCAGTTCCGTAATGGTATGTTTGTATAAAATCAAAATTAAATTTTCCAACAGGATTAAATTGAGCGTATGGTAAAACTTTATGAGGAATATTATATTTTTTTATAAACTCAGAAAGAGCTATAGGCCCAACCATTTGCCTAACAAAAGTCCCCAGTGGTCTTCCTTCTATTTCTTTTCTATTTAATATATCTGGTAAATTAGTAGTTATGTTTACTTTAAGGGTTTCTAAAAACATGTTCCACAAATCTGAAGGTGGAGAAACAATAAAACCATTTTGATAATCTTCATCACCTGCTGAAGATTCTAATAAATATATAGAGTGACTGTCTAATTGTTTTGTAAAATCATTATACACTTCAAAGTCCATATCACATATTACTCCCCCAATATCCCTTGCTATTAAATATCTAACAAAATCTATTTTATAAATAACTGGACATTGAGTTAATATTTTATAGAACTCTTGGTCATAACGTTGTAAGTAAGTGTTTATTCCTTCTCTATCACACCACTTGTTTCTTTTATAACCTTTAATTGTATCCCAGCTATAATCACATCTAAACCATTCTTTGCTCCATCTGTTTTTATCTTGTGGCGCTACTTGATGTATTATGTTTGGACGATAGCTAGTGCCATATAACTTATTAAAATCTTGAATTGTTTTTACGTCATCTTTTAAACCAACAAGCCTTGGGTTACCTTGATTAGGATGATATAACTGGCGTTGGTTTGTTTTATCATATAAATGATATATTCCAGGGAAAGGTATATTTGTTATATCATAACCTGCTAAAAAAGTATTGAAAGTCGCATAGGTCTCCTCAAAATACATATCTCCTTTTTGTTGATATATATCTAAATCAAGAACTCCAATGTCGCTAAAAAAATAACCAGCAGCTATAGTGCTTGGGCCTAAATATTTTTTCTCTTCTACTCCTTGAGCTCCAGGCCAAAACCTACCTTTGTCATCAACTTTATCTACTTTATTGATATAACAAGCATCCCAGCTTTTATCATCAGGTAAATAATACATAGAAGGAAAACCACTAAATACTACTTTGCCCTCATAATCATCATGATGACTTATTAATTTTTGGTCAAACCCTTTGTCAAACCGCATGTGTGCATCTATCTGTAAATAATATTTATGATGAGGCTTTACGTAACTTCTTATTTGTTCACGAGCCCACACAACTCCGTTAGTAGTTTTGTAGTTACTATAAACCTCAGTAACATTAATATGATTTATATTTTCAGGATATTCGCTTTGATTAAAAACAACTATATCTAAATTATTTTTATCATTAGCATTTTCCAATAAACTATTAATTGTTTTGATTAACTCATCATCACAGTATGATGCTATAGAAATTAATAGTTTAGGTTTTTTCAATTTATTTTATTTTATAATGCACGTAAAAGTTTCTAAAGAATGTACCGCCAAAAGGCTCTTCTCTACCGTGTTCACAGATAGCTGATTCATATAAAATCATATCTCCTGGTTGAGCATAAACTTTATACCACTCACCATCATGACCCTGTATATCTAAAGGCCAATCATCTGACTCAGGTTTGTTTTTACATCCACACGCTAAATCTTTATCTACTATAATTATAGAGCTTATATGATGAGTTTCTACTCTATCATAATGTTTTTCAAGAGTAGCTCCTTTCTTATATGACCTTATACCGTATATAAACGAAGGTTCTATATCAGCATTATTAATCCACTGTTGATGTACAGGTAGTAATTGATTGTGTATTAATGTTCTGATAGACGGCAAAGCGTCAAAGGATAGAATTTCTGTTTCTCCTCCTTTAATTATATCTTCTTTACCAGCAAACTCTTCATTAATAGCTCTATCTTTTAACAGTTGATATGAGTCATTAATTATATTCCAAGTTTCATCTGGACATTTTTGCAATGTAAATCCAAGTTCTGTAAACTTAGGTATTTGGTCTTTAGAAGTAAATACTTTAGGTGTATCTGTTTTAGCTATCTCTGGTTCTTTGCGTTGTAGATCAGAAGCTTTAACAAAATATGATTTACTACCAGACTTTTCTTGTAACACTTCTTTAGGTTTTTCCTCTATTGAATCATAATACATTTTTTCATCACCTGCTCCGTCCCAACTTTTTTCTCTCCACCAAGATGTAATTATATATTTTTTTCCTTCTTCTACTGTAACTCCTTCGTGTAAATATTGGTCTTGTATTTGTCCATCTTTCATGTTATACCACCATAAAGCTTTACCAGTTTCAGGTGCAATAGTTTTATTTAATGTGGGAAAATATGTACCTCCGCCTTTGAAATCTTCATTTAAATAAATCATTAATGTATGAGTTCTATTACCTGAAGCTTTACAGTGCATATCATACGCTGGCCCACTAAAAAAATCATTGTGTGGTTTAAAATATTGACCAGGCTCATACAATTGCCCTTGTATTGCTTCACCTTTTTCCAGTTCTAAACCTAGAGTTTTTGAAATTTTATTTTTAATATTAGACATTAATGTTGTGTTCATGTCTAAATTAGATGTGCTTGATGTTCTGTGTTCAGTAACATCAGTTCTATCAGTTCTTTCTACCACTACAGAAGAACGAGTGTGATTTGCGTCAATTATATTAATTAATTCTTGACACTCTTCGGGTGTTAAATAGTTGTGTATTTCCTCCATTTGATTAAATTAAATTCAAATAAAGTTATGAATAAAAAATTGAAAGACAAAA